GTTTGTTCTACAACTACATTCAGGTGTTATTATACCTACTGATGATGTTGATGGTAGAACTATATATTCTATTCCTTCTGCAGGAATAGAGTATGCTTACAAAGCAGAGATTGTCCAGTATCTTGAAACTGGAGTATTTATGTATGATGAAACTATAGATGATCCGGTTGATCCATCTATGTTTAAAAACAAATAGGCTATGATGTTTGAAGATGCAAGAGATATGTTTATGTTATACAGCATATCTCCGGAATTAACCTGCACTTGTGATGAGTTTCATGAGTGCCAACAGTGCTATGAAGAAAGGCAATCAGCCAGCCGTAATAGCAAGAAGATGACCTATGGTACTTCTTATGACATGAGTACTGATAGTTTTACTGATTAAAACATGTATATGAAAAAGTCAAGGAAAGCAGAGATTCAGAAATTAGAGAGAGAATTGTATTCATTACAATGGGAGAAAGCAGATGTATATGCATCTAAAATAGACCCAGATATGAAGGCAATCTATCTTAATGACATTGACTACAAGGCATATTGTATTCAACAAAAGATTGAAGATATAGAACATGAGGAGGGTATGTTCCCGCTTAAGCTTATGCTGGCATGTTTTGTTATCTTTGCACTTGTATTGGTTATTTATAGAATAAGCCATTAACAAGAATGGTTTCATAGCTCAATTGGATAGAGCAACACACTTCTAATGTGTAGGTTTCTGGTTCGAGTCCAGATGGAATCACTAAGCCTCTGATTACTCAGGGGCTTTTTTGTTACACTTAAAATTTTACTTATGAAAAAACTTATTTTATTGATTACAGTATTTACTGTATTAGTGTCTTGTAAGAGTACAAAGTATTCTTCAGCTGATTGTTATAAAACACAATACAAGCCACTTAAAGCTGAAAAGCATAAGCACGTACAATGTGATGCATATAATTAATTACTTAAAATTCTGATTATGAAAGTGTTAGGAAAACTATTTAACAGAGGGAAGAGTTACAAAGCAGACCAAAAGTTTGAGGTACTGCTTATTGAAGAAGATTCGTGCTTATTGAATGAAGCACTGGGAATCTCTGAAGAAAGGCACAAAGAGATTATTACATTCTCTGTAGATGCATTTAAAGAAGGTGAGAGATATACTGACTCCTGCAAGATTGCAATAGAAAAGTGTAACCACATTAATGAGGTTATTCTTGCTATGACTACGTTGGCTAAAGTGAAGACAATGGCTGATGATCCACTTGCTTATTTGCTTTCTAAACTTGAGGAAGAATGAAAATCTTTACATCAGTACTAGGGTTTAACTTTAATGTTACCATAGTAGATAATGAGGGCAATCCATTGAGAACAGGCGCAAGAGTTATTGTGCCTGTAAATATGGACCCTCCCAATGTAGGAACAAAGATTGGTGGCCAAAGTTGGTTCACCAATTATGATGAGCAGTTGTTAAACAAAATTAGAGATTATAGGAGGAGAAATGACTAAGATTCACTTACAATTAGATGAAACTGATTTGTATAATGCTCTAAGGGGTATTATCAAACATGCAAATGCAGATGAGATAGCCAGAGTACTAGCCCATTGTATTGGTTACTCTGATAATGCATCAAATATATTCTTCAAGACCTATCTTGGTGATGTTGCACCTAGAGTATTACCGGAGGGTACTATGATCAAGGTATTTGCTTCTGGTATTAGTTACAAGACCAAGGTAGAGCAAATGAAAGAAAAGGGTCTCATTGATGGAGCCGGTAATTGTACTGCATTCATTAAGGAGTTTAGAGGCTTTCACGATAGTACTACATACTATATAACATTTACCAATGTTAATGAAGATGGTAATACATACCAAGACACTGGTTTTATTAGTTATAAGGATGTAATAGAAGTTATTGAAGAGTTTTAAGATAGTATATCTGTTGATATGCTTTTCCTAACCAAAGAATACCAGGGGCTTTCGGGCCCCTTTATTCTTGTTTAGCTATATAGTACAACTTTTCTGCATCTAGTTGATATACAATAGAATATTATTCATGTATATTTACTAAAGATATAGAAGATGTATTACCAGTTATCAAATGGAAAAGTAGTTAAACTGTCTCTAGAGGAGTTTCTAGAGCTAACTGATGCTGATGTACAGTTCTTAATGTCTATTGACTATGGTGACCACATAATTGACCCGTTCCATGGGTCTGCTGTAGAGAAAACCTCACACAAAGAATATGATTTTTCATTCTTATCAAGTGATGATGATATTTCTCTAGACAGCATTGCCTCAGATGATACACCATTTGATGATCTTATAGATCTATCTGAGGACACAGATTTGTAATTTTTTTATTTATTTAATGTTTACTATATGGATTCTAAAGTCTATGTTGTAGGAGATCCTACGACCAAAGCTGTTGTTGAACAGTCTAAAAACAACCCTGATTATGGATATGTAAAAGTTGTCCAATCAAGATCAATGGTAGGTGCAGATGGTTTCTACCGTAAGATGGAAGTGCCTGCACTTATTCATGGTTTTACATCTGATCTAGTGCATGCAGGATACTATGCAGGTCAAGAACTCCCTGGTAGAGTTGTAATTAAAGAGTCATTGACTCCATTTAATGTAGCTGAACCACACAGAGATCTTAAGATTGCTGGTACATCCGGTGTTACATGTACAGTGAATAGTCAGCCTATTTATAGAAAGACTATTTATACTGAGGTAGCTTCAGTAGAAGAGACTCTGATTGCTCATGATAATATTGATGAGATACGTGCTGCAAATCAGAGAGCAAGTAGTAATAAAACATTGAAACCCCAAGAAGATTTTGATCTGAAGTAGTTTCAATTTATTGATTGATAAGATGGGGGGTCAATAGCTCCCCATTTTTTGTATGATTAAACCAATGTATATTATGGAAAAGCTTAAAAAACAGGTGAGAAATTACCAATTGTACGCAGGTAAAACCTATGTACAGTATGAATCTGATGGCTACTCAGCCTATCAGAACTATCTCTATAAGAGAGCACTCTATGGTTTAGATGCTCTTACAGAGAAAGAACTTGCTACTATGTGTAGTAAGAAGAAACAAAGAATAATTAATGTTTACAAGCGTGCACAGGTTACACTTAATAAGTTTAAGCAGCAGCTGACCATTAGATATTCTAACTTAATCTTTGAAACTCTGTTTCCAAACAGTCCAATGACACAGTTCTTATTGGCTGATACTGAGACAGATGAGAAGTTTAAGAACACTTTAACTTTTAAAGATTTAGGTATTGAGAAGCAAGATATTATTGCTATCTTTATTGCTGAAGGTATTCTTCCAAAGAACTTTTTGGACCTAAAAGATGCCCCAGTCACCTTACCTAGATTGAAGAATGAAGTCAAAGCTTAAAGAATGTGATGCCTGTGGTAAACAGAGTGTCATATGGAAGAACCATGAGGGATTTAAGTACTGTAAATATTGTTGGAGTTGCCAAAAAGCCATTAATAGTGACAGTTCACAGAAACCAAATGATTATAAGATCCCTCAGGTCTCTTCTAAAAGGAAAAAGCAAGATGCAGAGTATCTCAAGCTGAGAGAAAGGTTTCTTACTGAGAATCCAATATGTCAAATCTCTGTGGCCGGCTGTGGTAATGGTGCAACTGATGTTCACCACACCTATGCCGGATCCAACAGGGAAGCATTTTATTTAATTCAATCCACTTGGAAAGCAACATGCAGAAATTGCCATGACTGGGTCCACAGCCACCCGTCAGAAGCTAGAATACTAGGCTGGTTAAAATGATTTATTTACTGATTTAAAACTTATGATTATGAATATGATTGGAAAAGAACTTAAAGTTAAGCACACAAACACTTATGCAAAATTCTCTATTCTACCTATGAACAGAGGTATTGACAGTAAGCATGTGCAGAAGATGATTACTAGTATCCGCAAGATGGGTGTTATTAGATGTGTTATTGCATGTACTACAAACATTATTGAGGGAGAAGAGAAAACTTACATTATTGATGGTCAGCATTTAGCTACTGCATTAGAGAGAGAAGGTCAACCAATTCCTTACATTGAGATTACTGTTAACTCTGAAGAAGACTTAATTGAGAAGATGGCATATCTTAATAATTCATCTAAGTCTTGGGACTTGATGAACTATATCAATGCCTGGAAAATGATCCGTCCGGATTATATGAAGTTGTTCAAGTGGAAGAACATGTATGACATTGAGATTTCTATGTTAGCATGTATTGCTACTAACATGCCTTCAATTAGATTTGGTACACAACCTATTAAGAATGGTACATTTCAGATCAGCAATCCAAAAGCAGAAGATATGTGTAAAGCATTCAATGATATCTTCTTAAAAATTGGTATGGCTGATAGAGGTGTTAAGTTTCAGTTCTTGAATGCATTTATGCAGGCTTATAATCCAACTTACAGTCATTCTAAAGTTATGGCTGCTATTGATAAGCACATGAAGACTGTTAAACTCATGTCCAGTGGAGATGAAACTGGTGTATATATTAGAAAACAAATATTTAAACTTCCAAAGTAATGACAAGAGAAGAGATTCAAGAAGAAGCATTAAAAGCAACAGAAGGGAGGCGGAAATGTTCCGTAGTATTAGGCACAGGGGTCGGTAAGACCCTTGTTGGCCTATTACATATTGAGAAGAATACTAGTGAGCTACATAATGTACTAGTAATAGCTCCTAAGAAATCTATCTTTCAGTCTTGGTCTGATGATGCTGTAAAGTTTGGTAAACAAGATTTGTTAAAGAGAATTACTTTCTCTACATACATTGGTCTACCTAAGCGTGATCCAAATGAGTATGACTACATCTATCTTGACGAGTGCCATTCACTTCTTGACTCTCATAGAGTTTTCCTTGATGTGTATAAAGGTGGAATCCTGGGTTTAACTGGGACTCCACCCAAGCACAGGAGTTCTGAGAAGGGTATGATGGTATCACAGTTCTGTCCTGTAGTTTATACTTTTAAAGCTGATGATGCAATTGATAATGGTATTATTAATGATTACCAAATCATTGTACATGAGCTCAAATTAGATGAGTGTAAGAATTATCAGGTACAGATGAAGACTAAGTCTTTTGTTACCTCAGAGAAACAAAACTATCAGTACTGGGGTAATAGAATAGATATTGGAGCTGGGCCTATTCAGATGCTCAGAGTTATGCGGATGAAGGCTATGATGGAGTATCCAAGTAAGGAGAAGTATACTAAGAAGTTAATGGAAAGCATTAACACTAAGTGTATTGTCTTTGCTAATACTCAAGAACAGGCCGACAGACTTTGTAGGTTTAGTTATCACAGTGGTAATCCTAACTCTGAGGAAAATCTAAATGCTTTTAAGGAGGGTAGGATGAATAAACTATCATGTGTACTGCAGTTGAATGAGGGTATTAACATACCAGAACTGAGACAAGGTATTATCATGCATGCTTATGGTAATGAAAGAAAGGCCAGCCAGAGAATTGGTAGGTTACTCCGTTTGAATCCTGATGAGAAGGCTATTGTACATATACTGTGTTACATGAACACAGTAGATGAGAAATGGGTAAAAGATGCATTAGAGTCCTTTGACCAGAGCAAGATAGTGTGGAGAGAATATGATGTAAAATCTTAATTTAGTAGAATGGAACTACCTGATGATCATAAGTTGATATTATTTAATGATGATGAGCATAGCTTTGCATATGTTATGGCTTGTCTCATAAAGTTCTGTGGTCATGAGCCACAACAAGCTGAACAATGTGCTTTAGTAGCTGATCTAGCAGGTCAATGTACCATAAAGCACGGTTGTTGGGCACAGATTTCTACAATGCTAGAGTTTCTACAGGGTGTAGGTCTAAATGTCAAAATGGAATCACATGAAGGTGATATGCATTGATAGCAGTAATAGACCTGCTAAGATTCCAATTGAACAGTGGATCAAACAAGGAGAAACTTATACTATTATCAAAATAGTAAAAATGGGACTACAGGATGGCAGATATGGTGTGCTTCTTAAAGAAGTACAAATGTCTGCTGACTGTTTTCCATATGAGTACTATGATGCTGATAGATTTATTCCTCTAGATACCAGAGTTCTTAATATGGAAGAAGAAACAGTTAAAGAAGCTGACTTAGAATTAATTTAATTATGGAAGATTATACAAAGGAGGAAGTTCTAAAAGAACTTAGTTCTTTAGACCAAAAGACCCGTAAGAGAAATGTTGTTGACCAAAGAAGCTACTTAATTGGTATTCTACACCAAAAATTTGGTCTATCAGAACATGCAATTGCAAAATTAACAGGACTTAAAAGAGAAAAAGTAAACTACAATAGAAGGTTACCGGTTCAATTTAAAGATGATGCTGCATATAAAAAAAATGTATATGTATATGCTCAATTGTTTCCTTTTGACTTTAGTAAAAGTTATGCTATTAAATCACAAAGACAGAAAACAATACAAATAACTGTTGATGATAAACTATTTAAAAAGTTGACTCTAGTTAGAGACTTATTTGGGCACAAAGATGTTAGAACTACAGTTGCACATTTACTTGAAAAATCTATGAAATTATGGGCAGAATGAAAGAAATATACATGCGTGTCATGCATGAAAATAATGGTCAGGTTCCAGAAGAAATGACTATTGCAGATATGGCTCACATGAAAGAATTAGAAATTTATAATTGGGAAGAGTATGAAAGAGAACAAGAGAAAATTAGAGTATTCAGAAGTAAACAAGAGAATTCAAGAGAGATTGTCAAAGTTGCACAAACAAGAGAATACTGGGAAAAAGAACTCTATGCGGGTAAAATTAGGAGACTTAAAAAGGATTAACAATGAAGAAGGTGACTAGTAGAAGTTTGAATAATATGGTTGTGCTCTCCATGGGTATGATTATAGGTATGTTTGTAATAGGTCTTACAAAGCCTAGGTACAACAAAGTTAAGACTGTTTATACTTATGTAAAGGTTCCGGATTGGAGTTCTGAGAAGAATCCTAGAAAGATTGCATACTATGAGCACCTGGCAAGATGAAACACTTTATTAAATATACCTTGGTATGGATAAGCCAAAACTTGTCCATACCTTTTTGGATGGTGGGTCATGTACACTTAAGTGTAAATGTCTATCAAGACATACATGAAATACTTATGTCCTTGGGTATGAATATAATTGTGGCAGTAGGATTTATTATTGATTATAAAGATTCAAAAAATGATAACAATATTTAGAGGAGCATATTTGCTTATGTTAAGTTACAATCCCTGTGATGTATTTACTTACTTTAATGTAGAAGGAACTCATGGTCTTAATATTATAGACTGTGAAGCACACCCAAACACAACAGATAGTGCATACATAGCAGGTTGGAGTAATTTTATACCTAAAGAATCTGGTGAGTATACAGATGATGACCCAAGATTTGTGTTTATTAATCTTTCAAGATGTACAGATTCAGTCAGTACTTTTGGATTGATAATGCATGAGTTAATGCATCAATCATTTGCATTACATAACTTTGATGTAGATAAAGAAGAAGAAATTATTACATGGGCAGAAGAAGAAGCTTATGAAGTATTTAAAATTGTTCAAAATGAAAAATAAAGCAGGAGTAGTTCTAATAACATTACTACCAATTATATTATGGGGATTAGCCCTTTTTGGAGAAATTAGATGCATATACAAAATGTGTACATGCAATTGGGAACCGGTTGGTAAAGCTGAGATAGTTTATACTGTAGGTACATTTACAGGTGCAGGCGTTGTAATTGGATATCTTAATATTGAAGATAAGTGAAAACCTTTAAACAACAAGAACAATGAAACTAAACAAAGACGACCGTAGAGAGGAGATGAATGGTTATGGAACTATAATCCTAGCAGGAGTATTATCATTAGTATTTATTGGTGTGCTACTATGTGCACTTTTTAATTTATTTTAACATGGAAAACTATCCAAAATGGGTAAACAATCTTGTTTACTTTTTAGCCGGAATTGGCTTTGGTCATATTTTATTTAATTTTATACTCTAAGTTATGCCTGATTTAACAATGTGTGAGGGTGCTGATTGTCCATTAAGGGAGACATGCTATAGATATAAAGCTACAGAAAGTGAATTTAGACAGTCATATTTCTCTGATCTGCCTTATAATAAAGAAGAAGAGAAATGTGATTATTATTTTCCAACTAAACTTATGGACAATGGGAAAAATAATACTAGAATTTGACTCTTCTGAGGAAAAAGATGATGCTAGAACAGCACTAGATGCCTATAAATGGAGAGGTGTTGCTTGGGATCTTGATCAAGAACTTAGAAAGGTTGTTAAGTATGGACGTATTGATAACAGAGAAGCTACTACAGAAGAAATTGAAGCTGCTGAAAAAATGAGAGAAGAATTAAGAAGGATCTTAGAAGATTATAACCTAAACCTAGAATGATGAGTGTAAATAAGAAAGACTACAAGATTGTAGAAGTAACACATGGTTTTCAAACCAAGTATGCTGTAAAGAAGAAAGTTTTCTGGATCTTCTGGAAAACAGTAAAGAACAATGCAGGATTTGATATAGAGTATGATACTAAGAGAGCAGCTCAGTCATATATCAATTTCCTAAAGTGACCAATTCTACAGAAATGTTAGGAAAAGTGCAGCGGATTAAGAAATTATGAGTGTTGTAGAAGAAGTCACTAGAAAAAGTATGATTATTAGACCAAGTGGGAGGAGCACTGATTACATTGCTCCTTCTTTTGGTCATGGCTGTTTGTATAACTGTACTTACTGTTATATGAAGAGACATAAGCCGGAAGGATTGACCATAGCTAAGAATACTATGGATATCCTGACAGAAATCAATTCCCATGCATTCTTTGCAGATGTAGAGAAACCAAATCAAACTGGAGATTACATTACATATGATATCAGTTGTAATGAGGACTTTGCTCTACATGCTAAGTATCATGACTGGGAAACAATCTTTAAGTTCTTTAGAGATCATCCACTTGCTATGGGTTCATTTGCTACTAAGTATGTGAATAGAGATCTACTTGCACTTAATCCTGAGGGTAAAGTTAGAATTAGATTTAGTCTAATGCCAGTTGATTTGCAGAGGGTTCTTGAACCTCATACAAGTAGTATTATTGAAAGACTCATGGCTATACCAATGTTTTTAAATGCTGGTTATGATGTGCACTTAAACTTTAGTCCTGTTATTGTACATGATAATTGGTTACAGCATTATATGAGCTTGTTTAACACTGTAGACAGAATAGCCAAAACACACGGCTGGGCTGATGATAGAGTTAAAGCTGAAGTAATCTTTTTAACTCATAATGAAGAGAAGCATAGATACAATGTGGAACACAAGTTGCCAGGTGAAGAGTTTCTTTGGACACCTAAGATACAAGAAGGTAAGATATCTCAGTATGGTGGTAGAAATGTAAGGTATGAGCATAATAGAAAGGCAGACTACATAAAACAGCTTATTCAAATACATGATGGAATCATTCCTTGGAATACCGTCAGATACATCTTTTAAAATGGAAAAGAAAATAATGGATGAAATGCTGGCATTGTCAGCAGATATTGCAAAAGAGCATTATGAATTGACAGATAATGTAGATAGAAACTTAAACTATCTGTGGTATATGTACCATAAGGGTAGTAAAGTTGGGACATTCCGTCCTTTTGTATACATGGCAGAGTTACAACTGCTGAAGAGAATGGGCTACATTAATGATGCTGAGATAAAGAACATGATTGCAATGTTAGAATCTTCAGATGAAGAGAACCTACATATGGTTACTCTATCAATTAAGAGCTTTAGAGATCTAAGAATTCTAGAACATGGTGAGTATAGTAAGGTGAACCAGGTCTATTGGAAGATTGCCAAGGACTATCCACATGAAATACTTAACCATGAAGTATTTATGCAGACAATGGCAGCTAAGTAATGGCAAATGTAGTAGTAGAACACATAGTAAAGGAAATAAGATTGGATAATAAGGACATAGAAATTATGAGTCCAAAAATTATAGCCGGTTATGTGATGTATAAGTACAAGTGTAGTCCTTATTTAGCTAAACAAATTGCTAAAAAATTAACAGATGACAGAAGGTGATTTAACAAGTCTTGGGTTTAATAAAGTAGAAATTAAACATGAAGACAGTCAAAATGGATATGATTACTACTATTATACCCTTGAGGTATTTAATGGTCTAACTCTTTGTTCAGTAGACAGTGACAGGATAGATGATGATGGTTGGGTTGTTACCAATATGGAGTGGCCCGAACAGTTTAAACTTCAAACTCCACTTGAGATTGTAAGTTTTCTTGAAAGTGTAGGCTACCAGAAGTAATAACACATTAAAGAATGAGAATATGTTTACTGTAAAATTAATTAAACGTGATGGTAAGTTAGTTTACCCTGATGATAAATCAAAATTGAACTATCAGATTTTCTTAGATAAACTATCTGATGGACAACAAGTTGAGGTGTTTATGGGACTCACATCAGATGATGGTTCTGTAGCACAATTAGCTAAAGTCCATGCTTGTATACGTGAGTTAGCCAAAGAATCCGGCTACACATTTGATGAAATGAAAACTATTATAAAGCAGCACTCTGGTCTGTGTTATGACGCAGATGGTGCTGAATACTGTAAGTCTTTTGCAGACTGTAGTAAAATGGAATTAGTACTAGCTATTGAAGCTTGTATACAAATAGGAAAGGAATTTAACATCAGTTTTTAGTCTGATCATCAGGTACATCTACCTCTACATCAGCAAACTGATTATTTTCCACGGCTTGTCTTTCTATCTCTGCTAGTAAAAGAGTTAGTGTATAGAAAGACTGCTCCCAATGAGTCATATCTTTATAGTCTTTGTCCATCAGGCCCTTAAGAACTTCTTCTTTCTTATTATCAGGGTTATCAGACACTTTAAATAAGTAGAAGAGCACACTTTTTACCATGAAGTAAAAAGACTTATTAACCTGAACTGATACAAGAGCATCATCTTTGAGCTCCTTGACTGTAATTTTAGCCATTGTAATACTTTTTAACAAATATACATGATTATGAGTAATATACTAGATATTGATGATTATAAACAAAAAATATTTAATAAACTTGAACCTAGTGGTTGGGGTAGAGTTCTTAAACCTTTTATATTTAGTTTAGAATTTGAGAAGATTCTAACTGAACTATATAGTATGTCCAATAATGGACAAAGGTTTACTCCTGTACTAAAAGATGTGTTTAGAGCATTTGAAGAATGCCCTTATGACGAATTGAAGGTTGTAATGGTTGGACAAGATCCTTATCCTACACTAGGTGTAGCAGATGGTATTGCATTTAGTTGTGGTAAATCTGAAAAAGAACAACCCTCTCTAAGGTTTATGCTTGATGAAGTACAAAAGATGTACCCATTCTATGATAGACCCTTAGACTTGAAAGTATGGGCTAATCAGGGCATACTCTTGCTTAATACAGCTCTTACAACTGAAGTTGGTAAGATTGGTAAACACTATGAAATATGGGCTCCATTTACCGCATACTTATTTGATTACTTTAAGAACTTTCACCCGGGATTAGTTTATGTCTACATGGGTAAAAAATCTCAAGAGTGGGCAGACATGTGTGGAGAAAATTGTACTAAATTTATGGTTTCACATCCTGCAAGTGCTGCATATAACGGTAGCAAGTGGGATTCTAAAGGTGTCTTTCAAGAAGTATGGACCACAGTTAAACATTTATATAATTATTCAATTCACTGGTAATGCAAGAAGTATTTAACAAACTAATAAAAGCAGGACTTAGTCCTAATGCATTCTATGTATTGTATTGTATACATAATAAGATTGTACCTAGTGATTTGGTAAATGCATCTATTGAAGTTGCCAGATTGAAATCAGGTAACTATATTACTGATGACTTGCAATTGTCAAGTAATAGTCTTATATTTATACAAGAAATTGAGAGCTATTTCAAGAAGTCTAAGAAGAAAACATCTAAAAATCTCATGGGTGATGATTTTCTAGATAACATTAAAACTTACAATGAGTGCTTCCCGGCAAGTAAATTGCCAAGTGGTGTTTATGCAAGAGTTAACGTAAAGAGTCTAGAAAATGCATTTAGATGGTTCTTTGAAACATTTGACTATTCTTGGGAGACAGTTATTCAAGCTACTGAAAAGTATGTAGAAGAGTATTCTATTAATAGGTACAACTACATGCGCAACTCACAGTATTTTATTAGAAAACAGAATACAGATAAAACCTGGGATTCTACTCTAGCAACTTATTGTGATATGATTTCACAAGATGATTATGAAGCACCTGTATTCTTTAAAGAAAAGATAGTATGATTAGATTTAAATTGTTCTTTGTTGCATTAACAGGAAGTCTTGTTTCCTGGCTGTTAGTTTATACTCTACTTATAGAAATGAACTTTGTACAGTTTTTAGCAATAGAGTTTATAGTGGGATTATCTCACTACATCTATAATGATGTAAAAGGTAAATTAACAACATAATCCAAATGTATGGCAGAATTATTTAACGGTGCCCGGGCTCTGAAGCCTGTGAGTGAGAGAGACGCTCTTAGAAAAGCCCTTCTTAAAATGAAGGCTAGAAGATCTGGTGAGCTTAAGTCACTCAAAAGTTCATGGCCCAAATTTAATGATGCCTTCTGTGATGGATTGGAATGGAGAACTATCACCGTAGTTGGTGCTAGACCGGGAACAGGTAAAACTTTATTTATGGAACAGTTGATCTCTGATATTATTGAGGAAAATAAAGATCATAAGTTTAGAGTACTTAAGTTCCAGTTTGAAATGCTTGATGAGACCAATGGTATTAGAAAGCTGAGTCTGAATACTGCTTCTGATTACAATACATTAATGAGCAAGGGGGAACCCGTGGATAAGGATCTATACTTAAGATGCGTACAGTACTATGAGCAAACTGCCGAGACTGATGTCATAGATGTAGTATATGATCCGTGTACCGTTGATGAGATGTGTGCTACCATACATTACTATATGGAAAAACACAAGGATGAAAATGGTAACTACACAAATGCTCTGGTTACTATTGACCACTCAGCTTTACTTAAAGTAGGAAAAGGTCAGAGAGATAAGTTTGAAGTATTATATGCTCTAGGGGAAGCTCTAACATATATGAAGAAGCATTATCCTGTGGCATTTCTTGTCTTGAGTCAGTTGAACAGGAATATAGATAATCCAGACAGATCCAAAGATGGTGACTATGGGAATTATGTATTAGATTCTGATTTATTTGGAGCAGATGCTCTATTACAACATGCTGATGTAGTACTTGGTATTAACAAACCTTCTATCAGAAAGATTAGGTTCTATGGTCCTGAAAGATTTATAGTGAATGATGAAGATTTACTTGCATTTCACTTCTTAAAGTCTAGGAACGGAACAACTAGGTTAAGCTTCTTTAAGCTAGATAGAGAGAACATGAGGATTATTGAAATAGAAACACCTCCACAAGCAACAAAACTTAAATTATAATTATGAGTAGAAAAGAAAGAGAAAGAGAATTCTTTGCTTATCAGACGGATAAGTTTAGAAAAGCTCAAGTAGCTGACCCATTCTTTGTCTTAAAGACTGCCTTCTTTCAGAAGGGTAAGTATGGTAGACAAGTACAGCTATTTGAAAGTGAACTCAAGAGGGGTGAAGACATCTATATTGAGTTTATTGACATTATCAGAGATGAATCTGGTAAAGAACAGGGTATTGAACCGGCATATGCTGACAGAGCTCTGTTTAAGTGTAAAGCCAACCCCTACTATGCTGAAGAGTATGATGTAAAAGAGGGTACTAATCTTAATGGTGATAACTATTTTGCTTATACGATTCCATTGTCTGAGTTGATGGTCTTAATGCCTGATGGTTCTGAGATTACTTACAACTTGTATGAGAAGAGAAAAGCAGAAGCTCCTAAGGAACAACAGAGCTTATCTGTATTTCCAGATTTTGAAGATGAGTTTATTCCAAAACTTAAAGAAGTTAAAGAGGAATTAGAAACCACTTCAGATATTCTCTTAAGAATTGCAGCAGATTTTCAAAAACTAGCAGTAAAATTAGGATCATGAGTATAGTACTTCCAACTAAAAAGGTCAAGGCTGAGAGAGTCAATCCCAAGAGATTGATTATCTATTCTAAGCCGAAAACTGGAAAGACCACAGCATTTGCTGGTCTTGAAAACAATTTATTAATTGATTTAGAAAATGGTGCTGATTATGTAGAAGCACTCAAAGTAAAGATTACTTCTTTACAAGAGTTGCTTGAAGCAGGAAAAGCAATCAAAGAAGCAGGTAAGCCATACAAGTATGTTACAATAGATACTGTAACTGCATTAGAAGATATGGTTATGCCGTTAGCTATCAAACTATACCGTGCTACAAGCATGGGTAAAAGCTATGATGGAGATAATGTCTTATCCTTGCCTAATGGTGCTGGATATTTATATTTAAGACAAGCTTTCTTTCAGGTTTTAGATTTTATTGATACATTAGCCCCCCATATTATTTTATCTGGTCATATTAAAGACAAACAGGTGGATGATAAGGGAGAGATGGTTCTTGCAGCAAATATAGATTTGACAGGTAAGATTAAGTCTCTCATCTGTGCTAATGCAGATGCAATTGGCTACATGTATAGAAAGGGTAACAAAACTATTTTATCATTTAAAACAAGTGAAGAGGTTACTTGCGGTGCAAGACCTGAGCACCTGAGAAATGAGGAAATAGTGGTAACAGAGATGAATGAATCTGGTGAATTAGAGTTTCACTGGGACAAAGTTTTTATTTAACAATTTAATTTTAAGAAAAATGGCATTAAGCACAACTGATTTGGGCAAAGAAGGCTCAGGACTAGCAAAAACAATTACACCAGGTAATCATGTACTAAAGATTAATAATATTGAGCTTGAGGATTTCAAGTTCATTCCCGGTGCATTTCATCTTATGTTACATGTGGAGACTGCACCTATTGAGGGTTTTGAGGGTTTCCTAGTTGACAAAGAAGATGAGAGCAAAGGAAGATATCAGGGTCAGATTGGTAGGATTAAAGCAAGTCAATATGCATTTGCAGATGGTGAAACTAAATCTGGAGTTAAAATTCAGAGAGATAGATCTATCTTGATTTTCTTGAGAACTTTGGCTCATACTCTACAACTTGATTCTTGGTTTCTTGAGCAAGATGGCCAGCATGATACTATTGAAGACTTTGTTAAAGCATTTAACAAGACTGCAGACTTTAGAGAAAAGTATCTTGAGTTCTGTGTAGCTGGTAAGGAGTATGAAGGTAAAACAGGTTATACAAACTATGACTTATGGTTACCAAAAGCTGAAGGTAAGAAATATGCATTTGGTGAAGAAGAATCTGGTTCTGTAATTAGATTTGACGAGACTAAGCATGTTAAGAAACTAGAAGTTAAAGAAGTTAAATCCTTTGGGGATGATGAAGATGTATTTGAAAAACCTAAGACATCATCTGATTTCAGTCTAGACTAACCATTCACTCATTAAAGGGGGAGGTTAGTATTAATTATTGTATAACAGAGATTTTTAGACTAAATCAGGGACTCCCCCTTTATATTTTTATTGGTTATGATTTCAACAAAGAATTTAATATCTGATTTGGAGGAAGTACCCAGAGAATGGGTATTTGAGTATTATCTGAACTTAAGAGAAAAGCTTACCGGACAGAATATTAAGATGCTCTCTGCATTTAATGTTAGAGATAAGGTGCCAAGTATGTTTATCTATCAGGACGGTGGTAAGTATAAGTTCAAAGATTTTTCTTCAGGATTTCAAGGTGACCAAGTAGAACTTGTTAGGTATCTATTTAACTATGATGC